ACGGCAACATAAGCACGGCCAGGGCCAGGACGCGGATCATGTTTTGTCCCCCTTGATAACTTCGCGGATCGAGCCACGACACGCCGCCGCGTCCATCGCGTCCGCCAGCACCGCGCGCAGCCAGTCGCGCTTGACGGTGAAACCACGTTGGTGCGCGTCCTCGATCGCGGCGTCGGCCCACTTGTCCGGATCGGTCCCGACCGCGCGCTGAAACTCGGCGCCGCTCAGTGTGCGATAGTCAGTCATTGTTCCGCCTCGAACGCCGCGCGTTCGACCGCCGAGCGAAGTGTTGGCCCCCATGCTCCGGCGGTTCGTATGGGCCACGGCCGTTCCGGTCCCTCCAACTGCACCCACCATTCATTTCCGGCCGTGCTTTGGATGCAGCTAACAAACCGCCATCCGGTCGGGATCACATGATGCGGAATGCAGTTGTCTCCGTCGGTCATTGATGCACGCTCCAGCACCTGGATCGCAGACCGCGATCGCGTCTTGCCTGCACCGCCTGAGGCGTTAAACGCAGACCCAGGAAAGTGAGTTGGTTCTTGACCGCGATTGGTGTCTTGCCTAAGTCTTTGGCGATGTCATCAATATCCATCCCCATGACGCTGTAGAGCATTTCCAGTCGATCATGAGTGTCTGGCATCCATGTCCGGTTCGTCGCGCTCATCAGTTTCGCTCTCACGCCACCCTCCAGTCGCGCAGTTCCTCCGCGTCGCGGTTGAACGCCGCGTCCCAACTGTCGCGCGGCTTGGGCCGCTCGGCGTCGCGAATATATGGCCTGCTCATGCAACCATATCTAATTCCGTCCGCGCAATGATCTTCTGAGTCGGTGTCTACATCTTCCGCGCGGTTCGCGTCGTGTTGCAGCGTCGGTAGCGTGCGAATGGCGTGGATCGCGGTCGAGAAGAACGTGATCATCGGCTTGCCGTCACCATCGCCCACCAGCCGCGAGCGCAACTGATCCCAGCCGCCCATGGCGCCACGCTGCGGCACGCGCTTGTTGTCCGCCGGCCGGAACACCACGCGCGCCGCCTGCGTCATGCGCATGGCGATCGACGGGCCACCGTCCTCGGCGAAGATCGCCGGATCGGCCACGCCCACCATCATGCCGCTGGCTGGCTTCGGGTCGTCACGCTCTCGCGCGCGGATACCCTCGGCCACCTGCTCCGCCGTCATGCGCAGCCCGACGTTCGGTTCGTTGGGCTTCATGCCATACCATTCCCGATAGCAAACGAGGCAGCCACGCGCGATGTCCGGGACCGACCCATCCGATACCGCCCACCAGTGCACGGCGAACGGTCGCGCGCTGCCCCAGTCGAACGAACGAAACCGCGCCCAGTGATCGGGTAGCGTCCGAGGCGCGATGATGTGACGATCGGCGCTGAACTCCGGAAAGAACGCGCCTGCAATGACATTCCAATCACCCTCCAGCCACGCCCGCACCAGTTCCGGCGAGCCCACGAGATGCAGGCGGTTGATATACGTCGGATCGTTCTGAAGCAGGATGCGGTTGTCCTGAATGCGGGACGGTATGTATATGAAATGATGTTTCTCGCCGTTCGGCAGCTTACGAATGAGCGGGACCATCCCACGTGGCGCCGGATCGATGTAACGGTGCTTGATCCATTGCTGTCCGACCCCGCCTGGGTTGGCGGTAAGGATCAACTGGATCGGCACGCCGCTCTTGGACCGCATCGCGCCGAACAGCATGTCTATTGGTTTCGGGTCCTCGAAGTTCCCGGCCTCCTCGACGGCGCAGTCTGAGTTCTTGTTTATGAGGCCTGTATCTGATATGTAATGGTTTGCCTGATCAATACAGAGGTCTGTTACCCATGCGTCGCCAATTACACGACATACCATCTTTCCATGAGACACCTCCTCCACCAGACGCCTCGCCTCGCCGGTATAAGGATGCACCCACGACCGTGGTAAAATGGGGTTACGTGTTTGAGTGGTGTCCAACGCACCCGCGAGCGCACTTCGGCTCAACCCAACAGCATCGCCTCGTGATGGAGTGTCATATTGGGCGCTTCTTGCATAATGGCGAGGTAGTTCATCACAAGAACCATGACCGGACAGACAATCGACTGGACAACCTTGAGTTATTGACGCGCGAGCAACACGGAGAGCGCCATCCCGCACAGAAGCGGCATGATCCCGCCATCGTTGAAGCAGTCCGCCGCGCCGCTGAAGACCGAACCATCCCATTCGCGTCGCTTGGGATATCCCCCGCGACATTGCGGCGCATTCGCCACCAATACGGGATCGAATGGAACCGGCGCCTGGATGGGAGCGTGCAGCTGACCGAGCAGTTGGTTCGTGAAGCACTACAGGGACGCACGACGATGCAAGCCGCGCATACTCTCGGGTGCTCACCCTCGAACTTGTATGCCCATTTCGGCCATCTTCTGAGTAAGCGAACCAAGCCGGGAACGCTGGACGCTCATTGCGCGGACGTTCTCCATATGCTTCGCCACGAGCGCCGGTCTCAGTCCGAAGTGGCAACGAAATATGGTGTGTCAGAAACCTGCGTGATGAAGTCTGTTCGACGCTGGATGAATAACCCGGAAGGTCTTGATCTTCCGCCGAAGCAGCTTCGAGCGATATTCCAGCGGTGGTCAAGACAGGATGCCAAACCGGGTGCACCTGCTCGCCCATCAACTCGCCACTGGAGTTCCAAACCTGGGCCGAAACGCAAGGCGCGAGATAAGGCGGGGTTGTCGCGCGAACCACGCGCGGCCCTTCCAGCGTCATAACCATGTCACCCGGCGCGATGGCCTCGATAGGCCGGCGAGAGCCATCCGCCATGACAATGCGCGTCCCAACGGCAACGCAAAGGTTTTGTCCCTGATACTTCGTGGCGTCGGAGACGTTTTCCAACGGACGAAACCGGATGCGGCCGCCGCCCGGAAGACGAAACTGCCGTGGTTGTTCGCGCCATTCAGCGCCGATGGGTAAATAGATCTCCTTGGCACGTTCAATCAAATCATCAGCCTGCGGCATCTCTTTCCTGAAGAACACACCGTTGAAGCCGACACCGTAACGTTGTGCTTTGATCGCCCACTTGCCCAGAACGCCCTCGGTCTTCCCGCCTCCGCGTGCACCACCCCAAAGGATTTCCGTATATGGACAGGAGACAAAGCGATGTTGCTGACCGGGTTGCGGCGCCCATACGAGGCGGGAGGGGGCGCTGTCTAACGGCATGCTGCGGGCGCTAACGGCCGTGCAAACCTCGGATGCGTCCGCAAACGTTCCTTTGGACAGGTGGCCGGGTCAGTTTTCATCGGGTTTTTCGAGTTGTTCCACGTTCATCTCGTTCCACTGTTCGATCGTGAGCGGCGCTTCGGACAGCACGCGGTGGATGTTCAGGTCTCCGGCGATGTTGTGATCGACACGATCGCCGTAGTTCTTCGGATCGAGGCGGGCGGCCAACCATCGATCGGCATCGAAACGAACACGCGCGGCGGCGGCATCCTCCGCTGTTGCCTTGCGTCCCGAGATAACAGCACGTTCGGCACAAGCGTGTGCCTGCATTTCCCGCGCGCGCGTATATGCTTCACGAAACTCCGGATGGACTCCGAGCCACCTGTGAATACTTGCGAACGACGGCATTCCTGGCTCTTTGACTATCTCGACCCCAAGTTCGCCCGCGCCGATACGATCGCACAAAAGTCGCGCGAGTTCTGGCGTGTAGGTTGATGGACGGCCGCCGGGCATCTCATTCCTGACACGAGGGATGTGGTAACCGGCTACCGCGTGGACTCGTCGGTTGTCAATCCGTGGAGCGTTGGCGTGTCGCTCCACGTTACGGTGTCGGATGCTCCACGTGACGCTCCACGGGTGAACAAGTGCGGAACATTTGGTCTGGCTGATGAACGCGGCGTGTGGTGTTCCGTGCGAGGCGCTCAGAAGGCCCGTGGGTGGGTTGTGTGGCTGTTGCCCTACCGCTGACCGCGTTTGCCGCCGCCCTGGGTGCCTCTGAGCGCCCGCGTGGGGCATGTCAGGCGGTCAGGGGTTAGCGTCGAGGAAGCCCCTTTCCCGGCCCTCCAGTATCAGCATCTCGTATTCGCGTTGAGCGTGGTTGAGTTCGCGTTGTGCGACGAACACGGCGAGGGCCTGCCTGACCAGGGCCTTGCGGTCGTCGCCGTAATACTCATCGATGGTAAATCCCCAATCCGGAACGGCGTATTTAGCGAGGAAACGCCGCACTTTGAGACTGATCATGGAGGGTGCGTTCAGTCCGAACACGCGGGCGATATCGCGTTGTAGGATTCCGCTGGCCCACTGGGCGGCGGCGTATGCGGCATCCTCGTCGGTCCAGATGTGCTTACGCGTGGCCATCGGGTCCTCCCGTGGTCATGGCTTTGCCCGGTCGATGGCGGTGCGGACCTGTGCGGGGGTAACGGTTGCCCCGTGCATGGCGATG